GTTCTTCAAGTGCCCCTTCGGCGGTGTCGGCGGGGCGTGCATCAACTCAGGAAGCTGGCCGAACAGGACATGAAGCAGCTGCGCCCCATGCGGAACGAGAAGAAGGACCGCGGATACACGAATGTACGGCTGCGTACCATCCCAATCAGGAGCTTCGAGGACGGAGCCACTGTCGAGGACATGCGGGACGAGTTGGAGGAGTACTGGGATGTTCTTCTCGGTCGCAAGGATTCCCCGATCACTGGTACCCATGCCCTCCAGGAAGTCGCGGACCAGTACTACGCGCGTGCCAGCGAGATGATGGCTCTCATCCTGAGAGGAGAGGCTAATGGGACGATCGGAAAAGGATCGGAGTACTTCAAGTTCCGGACAGGGGAGCTACGCACGTTTCGGGAGGTGGCAAGATCTGCGGCGGAGCTTGGATCGCGGCGACTTACTGCACGCCAAGTGGAGTCCGAGCAATCAAGACTCGGAAGAGATTCGGCACGATGAAGAGTGGACCAACTACAGAGACGATGCGTGGAGCGAGGTCAGGAAGGAACTGCTGGACATGGGAAGCCCTGGTGACTACGTAAGGAACAAGAAGCGGCAGGACGCGCTCATCTCCTACGCCGCTCCGTACCGGCTGAACATCGAGACAACTAGCACGACGAACATGCCTGGAACGTACAGGCTGATGCTGACCGATCCGAATAGTTTCAAGTCGCGCACCGCCGACATACCCAGGGAATCTGTTGATACCCACAGGGACCCGGAGCGCTTCCTTCGTGGGCACATCGACATGATGAAGAAGCAACTGGCACTTCCGGTGTATACGGCGCAGCAGCCGTATGACGACCTGGTGACAGTTGAAGCGCTGCGGGAATACGCCAAACCGTTCGCGCTGACGTTCAACACCGTGGTGACAGATGGAATAACCATGGACTTGCAGCTGGCGATAAAGTCCGAAGACTACGGATTCAAGTCGGACATTGTCAGGGTTCCTCCTGGAGACCATGCGGAAATTCTACGCAAGGGATACGCCAGCATCGACAAGATGCACACAGAGCTTGGGTGGAAGAAGGCTATCGATGAAGCGGAGAATAAAGTGGCGCAGCCCGTCAAGCCGTTCGTCCTGGAGTGCCCGAAGCACGGCGGAGCGATGTCCAAGGTCGTGGATGTAGAGAGCAGGGACGAGTACTTCGTGTGCCTCGTCCCCGGCTGCAAGAAGAAGGCGCGGCAGAAGAACCGTGTGCAGTCCGGTGGGTTCGGTATACCGCCAAGTTCGGAAAGCGATACATCCGGATCTCTTGGTAACTTAAGCTCACTCCATGTTCAGGGGGAACCTTCGATCGAGTTCCAGCGCAGGATCGCGGAGACACCGATCAGAGATACAACGTTTCCTCCGGATTCTAAAATACAGATAGACATCAGCGACAGTTACTACGCAGCAATGAATACGCCTCCTTGGCGTAAGCGCTGATATCCTGGCCAGATGAGAACAGTCATCGGCATCGACCCCAGCTCCAAGAAGCTAGCTCTGTGCGTGTCCGAAGACGGGTACGACTCAGAACTTCACACGATTAGCCTCCCTGCGGGGCTGTACTCGGCGACGGGTGCGGCCTACAGGGAGGTTTTTTCGTTTCTGGACTTCGGCGGAGATCCGGTGATCTACATGGAGGCTCCTCTGGTCGGCGTCGGCGGGGTGCATTCCACAGTCGTGCAGGCTCAGGTCGGCGGAGCGGTGATGGCTGCTGCCAGTAACTTCGGCGTGCCGCTGAAGCTGGTGAACGTCGGTCACTGGAAGAAAACCGTACTCGGGAAGGGCAACGCCAAGAAGCCGGAAGTCGCGGAGTGGGTGGAGAAGAACTGCCCGGAGGCCTATCATTTGGCGGAAGGGGACCAAGACCTGATCGACGCCATCGCCATCCACCGGTACGGCGTCCTCCACGAACGACTACTGGCGAGGAAGATCCGTGCCCGGAAAACTGAGAAAGCCGCAGCCCAAGAGCGAGCAGGCAAGCGCCGTTCCTGACGAGGGTGTCTACGAATCCGGTGTGGACGTAACCACCCTGAACTACTTCCACAACAACCCGCGGCGCGGCAACGTCGAGAAGATCGCGGAGAGTGTGAAGGCGAACGGGTTCCTGGAGAACATTGTCGTCAACATCGGGACCAAGACCGGCAGGCCGAACGAGATTCTCAGCGGGAACCACCGGCTCAAGGCCCTGCACGCCATCAAGCGAAAGACGGTGGACGTGCGGTGGGTGGACGTGGACGAAGCGGGGGCGCGGAAGATCGTCCTGGCTCTCAACGGCTCCAGCGACGACGCCACCTACGATCCCACGATCCTCGCGCAGCTCCTCGACGAGCAGAAGAAGGAACTGGGACACCTGATCGGCACCACGTACAACGAGGAATCCCTGGGAAAACTTCTGGTGGAGATGAACCGGGACCCCTTCGACTCCATCGACAGCATCGAGGACGCCCCGGACGACCTCGGTGGTGTGGACGACCTGAGCCGGTACGTCCTTTTCGACTCGGACAAGAACTACGACATACCTGAGCTGCGCCTCGACAGGATTCCGGAGAAACTTCCGGAGAAGCTGGACATGTGGGGCGGCATCGAGCTGGACGCCGACCGAGCCGCGGATGAAAGCCAGTGGTGGGTCTCTCAGTGGCACACCGGGAACCGGGGTATCCCCTTCGATCGCAGCATTCTCAGCCTCTACACGGAGGACTTCCACTTCGAGGGGCTCTACACCGATCCGGCGATGAACACGAAGAAGATCCTGAACTGCGGGATCACCACGTGCATCATGCCGAACTACAGCATAAATACCGGGTGGCCCGCAGCTCTGTGGATTTACGCTGCCTATCGTTCCGCCTACGTGGCCCGGTACTGGCAAGAGGCGGACATCCTGGTCATCCCGGATATCCAGTACGGCGGTAGCGACGAGGCCCTGGAACTCTGCCTGGAGTGCATCCCGGAAGGCGCTCCGGTGGTCGCCACGCAGGTGCAGACCGTTCGCGGAGACACGGACCGCATCCGCACCACCGCCAGACTTCTGAAGAAGGCGGAGGAGCAGATCGGATTCCAGCAGATCCTCGTCTACGGGCATACCGACGCCGACGAGGTGGTCAAGCGCGCCGGTCTGGACGCGGAAGTCGTGCGGGTGGAAACTCGGACCAACCGGCGCCGGGAGCTTCTCGACTCCGGAACCACCGTGAAGGGCCAGCGGCAGATCCGTTCCAAGAAGCGGACGAGAGGTTTCGAGAACGATGGGGACTAATGCGCGGTCCGCCAAGCGGGCGGCTCGGACCAAGGGGCAGAAGGCGCGGCAGGTCATCCTCAAGGGCTTCCGGCGCGTCCCCAAGCCGAGTAACAAGCAGCAGGGAGGCAAGTGATGGGGCAGGGATCGCGGGGCGGCAACGGCGGCCTCACAGCGGCCGGAGAACGCGTCCGGGAGGACAAGGAAGCGGCGAAGGAGCCGAAGCGCGTCGCCAACGAGGACAAGAAGGCGGCGGAGAAGGCGAAGAAGGACACCCAGAAGGCCAAGGAAGACAAGAAGAAGGCGGAAGACAAGGCGAAGAAGGACAGCAAGAAGAGCAGCAACCGGCCGCAGCTGCGCAGGATCCCCCATCCCCGGGGGCGCGGGCTGCGAGGCCTGAGCAGCCTTCTGCACGCCGCGTCCAAGAGCCCGACCACCAGCAAGGGGACGACTTCCGCGAAGTCCACCGTCGCCACGCACGTTCCGACGGCCAAGCCGCCGAAGATGCCGACCCTGAAGGCGCCGAAGGAGAAGCTGACCAAGCAGCAGAAGAACCCGACGCCGAACTAGAGAAGTCGGAAAAGTCAAGCTCCTGTTCTATCATGTGTTCCGGGGGCGGGCGTCAACCCAGTTTTCGCCGGGGTGCAAGGCGCCCCCACGCGGGTGACCTGCGCCCGCCCTCGAACCTTTTGGAAGGAGAGACATGACTTCTGCGATTACCTCGATCGTCTCTGAAGGCGTGGCAGCAGCTTCAGCGAACTCGACTTTTGTAACTCTCAGCCACACAAACCAGGTGACGCAGGCTGGGCAATACCGGATCAGGGCCTATGTGAGTCTCTACGGGACTGCTCCGGTGGCAGGGGACGCGAACAACGTCGTGTTCAAGGTGGGCAGCGCCACGCAGGTTCTTCCTGTACCTGCGGTGTCCGGGTCACCGGATTCACCCTACGAGTTCATCGTGACGCTGGACGGAAGTACGGATGTCCTCCTTGTCACTGGTGGCACGGTTCCTACTGCCACGTACTCCGGCATGCTCGTCGCCGACTACATGGGGATGAACGGCCAGCTGTCCCGGTTCCTCCCGGCGTAACCCATGCCGCAATTCGTCATCCAACGTCCTCCGCAGACGGACGAGGAACTCTACTGGGCTGTCGTTGCCACGTGGGGGATAAAGATTCCCCGTGTCCGGGTGTGTCCGCACCACGACACCCCGTTCGAGGCCTTCTGCAACGGGTTCTTCGCACGCAGTCCCCAGTCGATGTGGCTGGGATCTCGCGGTTTCTCCGGCAAGACGTTCACCATGTCCTTGCTGGGCATGATGGAGATGACGTTCCTCGGTGCGGAAGTATCGATCCTCGGCGGTTCCGGTGCGCAGGCCATGCGTGTGCAGGCGTCCATGAATGACCTGTGGCACAAGCCGAAAGCTCCGAAGTATCTGCTGGTGAAGGCGCCGACGAAGTTCGACACCGAGCTGACGAACGGCGGCAAGGCGCGAACACTGATGGCTTCCCAGACATCTGTCCGTGGACCCCACCCTTCCCGCCTGCGGATTGACGAGATCGACGAGGCCGACCTAGACATCGTGCAGGCCGCCCTTGGCCAGCCTATGCGCGGAGTTTCTCGCCTCACCGGGGAACGTATCGAGACGTCCACTATCTTCTCCAGTACGCACACCTATCCGGACGGACCCGTCACCTACTACAAGCGAGAGTTCGCTGAGAAGGGTAACCCGGTCTATTCCTGGTGCTACAAAGAGACCTCGAAAAAGCTGGACAAGAACGGGAACGTCTATGACGGGTGGCTCGACCCCGAAGAGATCGACCGCAAGCGACTCGAAATTCCCTCCCAGATGTGGAAGAACGAGTACGACATCTTGGAGCCTAACTTCGAGGGCCGTGCTCTGGACGAGGCCGCGGTGGAGCGGATGTTCGACCCCCGGTGGGACGTGGTCAAGGGCGAGCCGGGGATGTACTACCAGTTCATGAAGCCCCGGCCGGACCGCGACTACGTGACCGGGGTGGACTGGGCGAAGTCCCGCGACTTCACGGTCATCACCACCTGGGACACCACGGTCGGCCAGTGGAAGCTCGCGGCGTTCGAGAAGATAAACAACAGGCCCTGGCCTGTGATGATCGAGCGTTTGAACAAGCGCTGGGCCCTGTACGGCGGCGATGTCGTCTCCGACGGAACCGGCGTCGGATCTGTTGTCGGCGACCATCTGGTTTATCCGCGTGGAACCGTCCGGGACAATCTCACCGAGATTTCTATGAACGGCAAGGTCCGAACGGATATGATTACCGAGTTCGTGACCGGCGTGGAGGGCGACAACTTCCTCGCCCCGCGGATCACGAGCATGTACGACGATTTCCGGTTCGTGACCGCGGACAACCTCTACAACATCGGGCCGAGCGCCCACCTCCCCGACACCATCGCCTCCGTGGCGCTGGCGTGGGTGGCCCGCAAGCGGAACCAGAACAGAAGCACTTCGGTCGTCTCCATCACACGCGAGACTTCACCCTGGAAGATTTGAGGTACCGACAAGTGGCGCCGAAACTGAAGGTGAGGAAGACGCCCACGCTTTCCGGCGCCGAACCGCGCTTGGGTCTGGGCGCGGTCCAGCTCGGCCAGAGCGGCCTGAAGCGCTCCTACGGGTACATCTATGAGGAGCTGCTCCCGCAGCTGGCAGGCCGCAAGGCGGTCAGCGTCTACCAGGAGATGTACCAGAACTCCTCTGTCATCGGAGCGGTCATCTTCGCCATCGACATGTTCATGCGCAAGGTGGCGTGGCGCGTCGAACCGGCCAGCGACTCGAAGGGGGACAAGCAGCGGGCGAAGTTCCTGGAGTCCTGCAAGGACGACATGGAGATGAGCTGGCCGGACTTCATTTCCGAAGTGAACTCGATGCTCATCTTCGGATGGTCCTGGTTCGAGATCTGCTACAAGCAGAGGTTCAACGATGTCGTGGACGAGTTCGGAACAACCGCCTCCCAGTGGAACGACGGCCTGTACGGCTGGGAGAAGCTGATGCCGATCGCCCAGGAATCCTGGTGGAGGTGGGACTTCTCCCCGCAGACCGGCAAGACGATCGGCATGTGGCAGCGCCCCGCTCCGGACTATTCCGAGCGCTACCTGCCCATCGGAAAGTCCCTGCACTTCCGCACGAAGTCCTGGAAGGACAACCCCGAAGGCGTCTCCCTTCTGCGCAGCGCCTACCGGGCGTGGTACTTCCTCAAGCGCATCGAGGAGATCGAGGCCATCGGCGTCGAGCGCGACCTGGCCGGTATCCCGATCGCCACGGTCCCAGCGGAGATGCTGGGAGAGAACGCCAGCGAGGCGGATCAGGCGATGGTGGCCTCGGTCGTCAAGCTGGTCCAGAACGTCCGGAGGGACGAGCAGGAAGGAATCGTCTGGCCGCAGGCCTACGACCAAGCGGGTCACGAGCTCTACACGTTCAAGCTCCTGACTTCCGGAGGAACGCGGCAGTTCCCCACCGACACCATCATCAGCCGGTACGAGTCCCGTATCGCGATGACGATGCTGGCGGACTTCCTGCTGCTCGGAAACGACGCGACGAACAACGGCTCCTACGCGCTGTCCACCTCCAAGGCCAGCATGTTCCAGTCCGCGCTGGAGACCTTCCTGAACGACATCGAGAACGAGCTGAACAACCGGGCCGTCCCGCTGCTGTTCCGGATGAACGGCCTCAACAACGGGCCGTACCCGAAATTCCGGCACGACATCGTCCAGAAGCCCACCCTCACCGACCTGGCCACGCTGGTCTCCTCCATGGCCGGAGCCGGTGCGCAGCTCTTCCCGGACATGGGGCTGGAGAACCATCTGCGCGAGTTCGCCAAGCTGCCGATCCGCGAGGAGAACCCGGCCAACGAGGCGATCGAGGACCAGATCATCAACCAGCAGCTCGACACCCTGCTGGCCAGCTCCGCGGCGGAAGAGGACATCGCGCAGCGCACCGCGCGGGACGCGAACGCGGAGGGCATCGTCCCCGCGCCGCAGGGCAGCATCGTCGAGCGCATGGACCCCATCACCATGAAGCCACCGGCAGGCGGTGCCAGTGGAGCCCCGGGGGCGCCCTCCACGGGCCAGCAGAGCCCGGCCCAGGGTGCTGCGCAGGCGACGGCCACCAACCGCGCAGCGAAGGTTGTGGGGACCGGCGGGAAGCAGAAGGGATCCGCGCCCGGGGCTCCGACGAAGTCCACCGGACCGGTGAAGTCCACGCAGCCTCCGGCGGCCCGGCGCACGACCATCGCCACGAGGGCGTCCCAGAACGCACCGGCGAAATCCACCGGCGGTCTGAAGAACCGCAGCGTCGCCAAGACCAGCGTGCTGGCCAAGGTGAAGAAGCAGATGTCCTCGGACTTCCCCGAGAGGTACATGGACTGGATGGACGACGCCAGCTGGACCGGGCCCGTCCGGGTTCCCGTCACGGACATCGACTTCTCCGACGAGAAGCGCTGGGCGGCCCACCACGAGCAGGCCAAGGTGGACCACTTCGCCAAGAACATCCGGAGCGGTGTCCAGAAGCCGGTCGTGGTGGTCCGGGCGCCCGGGCACAGCCACCTGCGCGTCGTGGACGGACATCACCACGTCCTCGCGTACAAGCAGGCTGGCGTCGATCCGGTGGTGTTCATCGGAAAGGTGGCCAAGGATTCCGGCCCCTGGGAGACCATGCACAGCCACCAGCTGGTGAGCAGGAGCCCGGACGGATCCGGATACGAGCCCGGCGACAAGGGCGGCGCAGTCAGGAAGAGCAGGCTGAAGCTGGTCGGCGCTGGCGGTGTGGCGGTGAAGGCGGCCGACACCGGCCGGGTGCTCATGCTCCAGCGCGGCCTCGACCACAGCGACCCGGCTTCCGGAAAGTGGGAGTTCCCCGGCGGACGGCGGGAGGTGCTGGACGAGTCCCCTGAATCCGCAGGCATCCGGGAATGGCAGGAAGAAACCGGAATGAAGCTCCCGAAGGGGGAGTTCACCGGCCACTGGAGCAGCCCGGACAACGTCTACCACGGCCTTGTCCTGACTGTTCCGCACGAGCACAAGGTGCCCATCAACGGGGCGCGCGACCAGGTGACCAACCCTGACGACCCGGACGGGGACAACGTCGAATCCCTGGCGTGGTGGGACCCCAAGCATCTGTCGGACGACCACCCGGCCCTGCGCAAGGAGCTCCGCGGAAGCCTGGACCGCGTCCACGACGCCATCAAGTCGGACAAGCTGGAGAAGGCGCGCAACAAGCTGGCCAAGGCGGAGGTGCACTACCGCCCGTCCATCGGTTCCAGGAAGTGCGAGAACTGCGTCATGTTCCGCGGCCCCGGCTCGTGCACCCTGGTCAAGGGCGCCATCGACCCCGAGGACGTCTGCGACAGGTTCGAGGCCGAGAAGCAGCCCGTGAAGGTCGTGGTGAAGAGCTTCTCGGACACCGTGGACGCATTGTCAAAGAGCGGTCCGCCGGTCACCGTGGTCAAGGTCAAGTACCCGATGAAGAAGTGCGACTACTGCCAGAACCCGGAGAAGAACCGGTTCATGCAGGGCGGCTCGATCCTGCACCGGACCTGCAACATCCACGTCCCGCAAGGACGCGCGGAAGTCCGGTGGACGCAGAACAACCAGGTGAGCCCCGTCAACGGAAACCCGAACGCCCCGTTCCCGAGGGTGATAACCCAGTGATTCTCAATCCGGAAGCGGTCAACGACGCCAAGGCCAGGATGCGCCTCGCCACCACCCGTGCCTGCGTCAACTTCCCGCAGCTGAACATGACCCCGGTCCACCTGGCCTTCTACCAGGTCTACGCGGACGTCGCGTACTTCATCGGATCGACTTTCGTCCTGCACGACGACGGCGTGGCCAAGGAGATCCGGACCCTTGTCCTCCATGCCCAGGTCGACCTGCTGAACAAGAAGTCGAACGACCTGGTTCTCATGGGCATGACCCAGCAGGAAGCCAAGAAGATCCGGGGTCTGACTCTGGGGATGACCCCCGAGATGGCGCGCGTGATGGTCGATCTCTACCGGAACAGCTCAAGGGCGTCGGATCTCCAGATAAAAAGGAGCACGCTGCTCACCACGCGCAGGAACCTGCTGGCCAACGAGTGGACCGAGAAGGCGATTGCCGCAGCTTACGAGCGCTTCAAGACTGCCGAGAGGGGTGACGGTATTGCCCAATCTAGTGCCTTCCGCAGTCCACGTGATCCGGGAAGTTAACAGCGATGTGGACGGGGCCGGGTCGGCACCGCCGCGGAAGAAGCAGAAGAAGTTCTCCACGGCGATGGACGAAGAGCGCCGGGTGCGGAACAGGGAACAGAAGAGAAAAGTCAAGCAGATCCAGTACACGCCGGATTGGTTGGAGAAGATGGATACTCGGGTGCACGTCCAGAAGAAGTTCCACTCCGCGAAGAACCGCCGGAGCCTCGCGGCGCAGGGCAAGGCGCTGCCGAACAACTCGTACCCGATCGAGGACACCGAGGATCTGAAGAACGCGGCGACCCTCGCGCGCTCCGGCCACGGTGATGTCGGCGCGGCGAAGCGCCTGATCGCGCGGCGGGCCAAGCAGCTCGGAGCGAAGAACCCGCTGGCGGAAAGTTCCTCGGTCGGCAAGTCCGGAAACGTCTTCGAGCCTGCGGTTTCCTGCTTCTCGGGTTTGACGGAGTAAAACTGTGGACCTTACAATCACGGACAATGAGTTCCGTACTTTTTCAGAACTCGTCGGGACTAAAATCCCGGACATGCAGGCGAGGATCTGGAAGGGGCGGGACGACTTCCGCTTCCAGACTTTCCACCGGATCCAGAAGTTCAACGTCGAGAAGCAGAACGTCTTCGGATGGGCTTCCGTCGGATACCTTCCGGACAACGGGCAGTACCGCGAGTACACCGACTGGCAGGGGGACGTCCTCAAGAGCATCGAGGACATCGAGGACGCGGCCTACGACTTCACCCTCCACGGCCGGGACCAGGGCGTCGAACACATCGGCAAGGGCGGCAAGGGCACTCTCATCGAGAGTTTCGTGTCCACCCCGGAGAAGTGGAAGGCCATGGGGATCCCGTCCGGGGTCCTTCCGATCGCTTGGTGGACCGGTTTCCACATCAGCGATCCCGCAGCGTGGGACGGCGTGAAGAAAGGCAAGTACGCCATGATGTCGGTGCAGGGAACGGGAATGAGGATCCCGCTATGACAGAAGTACGGAAGCGCCAAGCGCTGACGCGGATGAAGTACGACCGCGTCGACCTCGTGGCGGAGGGGGCGAACGCGCACGCCCACATTCTTCTCGCCAAGAACCGGAAGCCTGCTCCGAAGACTCTCACCGTCCGCAAGGCCATGGGCCAGATCAAGTGCAACCACTGCGGGATGATGAACGCCAAGGGCGCGCAGAAGTGCAAGCGCTGCGGTTCCTCTGATCTGGCCAAGACGCGGATCGTCGTCACGAAGACGGTGACGAATCTGAAGAACGCTCCGAAGAACGACGACTCCACGAACTCCCCGTCGAACGCCAGCGGATACACGTTCGAGGACGAGCAGTACGACCAGGACAACGGGGAGAACGGCGAGGCCCTCGGCGGCAGCATCGAGGACGACATCGACGACGTTGGAGGAGATTCGGCGAAGATGAGCAAGTCCAACAGCGGAGCCAGCCGCGACGGCTGGTTCGAGGACGACATCGAGAAGGCGGACGCCGGTTCCGGGGAATCCGTGGACACGGTGGACAACGAGGCCCTGGAGCACCAGAAGGAGGGCGAGGACGACGACAGCGAGATCGAGCAGCTGGCGGAGACCAAGCCCGTCAGCCTGAAGCGGCCTCCGAACCCGGGTAGCGGATACACCAACACGGCCACCTCCTCCAGCGACTCGACGATGGCCACGCACAAGTCGCGCGCCGACTTCGGCAAGAAGAAGCGGCTGAAGAAGACCGCCGAGAACCCGGGCCTGAACTCCTACGACCTGACTGACGGCGGGAGCCAGGTGGTCACGGAGAACGCGGAGCACATGTACCGGCACGAAGCCGATCCCACCGTTCCGGCACAGACACGTCTGGAGTCCACGATGTCCGACGCCAACCGGCCGCTGCGCATCGGCAAGGCGCGGCGCAAGAAGACCAACCGCGAGGGCCTGGACATCATGGACCACGGCACCGCGGACGGCATCTACACCAAGCCGGGGGTGAAGCGGAACGGCGTGGGCACCGGCCACAACAAGTACACGACCAAGCCGCGGACCGCCGTGGCCCCTCCGCCCAACCCGCTGGACAAGTCCCGGCGCATGTCCCCGGAGCAGCTCCAGAAGGGCCTTGTGGCCGTGGAGGCGGCGAACCTCGCCGTGCGGCTGGCCAAGAACCTGGTTGCCATCCACGACAAGGACCGCCCGGACCTCTACCCGGCGGTCGTCGAAGACTTCCTGGACGTGCTGAACGCTGGCGCCCAGGAATGGTTCGCGGGTTCCTCCATCACGAAGTCGAGCTCCCTTGGAACTCAGGTGGAGAACGTGGCGACCGAAGTGTACGAACTTCTTTCCAAGGCCAGCCCTGCCTCCGAGATGTCGGACGAGGCGTCCGAGGGCGTGGACGCGGACAAGATGGACTCGGTGGCTACGAACTCCATGGGGAGGCTGAAGACCACCACCCGCGCCAACAAGAACGAGAAGGTGGAGACCGTCGTGGGCAAGAACAAGAAGCTCTACAAGTCCGTCGCGCAGAGCGGCGAGGACAGCATCGAGGTCGAGCTGGACCCGGTCCTCAAGGGCCGTCTGGACATGCTCGAAGACCTCTTGGAGGAGCGCGAGCAGAACAAGTACATCTCCAAGGCGCGGGAGCTCCGGGGCATCCCCGGCTGGAACGAGGAGAAGGTGGCCAAGCAGCTGCGCGTCGCCTACGAGACGGACCCGGAGATGGGCGCGGAGCTGGAGCAGATGCTCGCGGCGTCGGCCAACGTGGTCAACGACTCGGCGGTCCTCAAGCAGTACGGCATGACCGGCGCCGGTTCCCTGGGCGACGACGACATGAACGCCAAGGTGGCCAAGGCCTACGCGGCGGCCGACGACCAGATCCGGAAGTCCAACGGCGAGGGCGTGACCCGCGAGCAGGCGGCGGTCCAGTACATGAAGGACCACCCGGGCGAGTTCTACCAGGAAGCCAAGCAGCTCCGCTAAGTCCTGGAAGCATCGAGAGAATAGAAGGGAAGAAAAATGGCTTTCGAAATCCCGGGCTTCCAGCGCAGCTGGATCGCGGGTGGCACTGCGGGCACGCCGGGTTCCGACCTGTCCATCTCGCAGACCATCAACAGCATCGTCTGCGCCAACGGCTACCAGTACATGTTCGTGAAGCTCGTGGCAGGACTTCTGGTCCCGGTAACGCTGGCTACCGACAAGCCGGTTGGTGTCCTCCAGAACAAGCCCGCACCGGGCCAGCCGGGCACCGTCATGATTTCCGGTGTCACGCGCGTGCGTTCCACCGACGCGGCCATCGTCGTCGGCTCCGAGGTCTTCATCGACGCTTTCGGCATGGTGAAGTCAACCGGCACTGCGAACCAGGCAGTTGGTGTCGCAGAAGAGGCTTCGGCCAACGGAACCGGGTTCATCATCGCCATCTCGCTCAAGCCGTTCGGCGCCATTGTCTAATGGCTAGCGTCGAAAGCTCTCGTGTTAGCAAAAAGTACGCGGTTGTTTCTCTACGGAGCTTTACGCCGGGTACTTCCAACGACACTTCCGGAAATGAAACTCTGTACGGATTGAACGCTGGTTCTTTTTCTCCGTGGGTTTCTGGTGGTGCGGACACGTATGCTGTTCCTGCTTACGCACCGTTCGACGAAATCGCCGACGCTTTGAGTTACGCGGACGAGCTCAACAACAACCGGATAATTCCCGGTTCAGGAAGCCCGACCTACAACTCTCCTACCGGAGGGCCGAACGTTCCCACCGGACACGAAACGACTGATGGACTCACCTACTTCTGGGGAGTCATGGAAGTCTGGGTCATCGATCCCGCCGTGGACCCCAGCTAAAGAGAGGGTGAAACTGAATGCCGAACATCACACCGTCTGATGTCCACGTGATGGTGCCGCTGACGCAGATCATGATCGCGTACGCGCAGCAGTCGAAGGACTTCATCGCGGACAAGGTCTTCCCGGTCGTCCCGGTGGACCACATCTCCGACTTCTACTACCGCTTCGGCCGTAGGAGCTACCTCCAGTCGCAGGCCGCCCTGCGCGCACCGGGAACGGAAACCCCGGGTGTGGACTGGACGTTCACGAAGTCCACCTACACCACCCAGGTGTGGGGTCTGCACTACGACGTGGAAGACCAGCTCCGCTCCAACGCGGACGCCAACTTCCAGTTCGACACGGCGGGCACGGAGCTCATCACGCAGCAGCTCCTCATCCGTCGCGACCTCCAGTGGGTGAGCTCCTACTTCGCCTCGAACGTCTGGGGAGAAACCCTGACGGGTGTCGCCTCGAACTCCCCCACCTCCACGCAGTTCACGCAGTTCGACCTCGCCGGTTCCCAACCGATTGAAGTCTTCCGTGCTGCGATGCTGCGGTTCAAGCGGCGTACCGGCATGATGCCGAACATCGCGGTGTTCTCCGCGAACGCGTACAACGCGCTGCTGGACCACCCGGAGATCATCGAGCGCATCAAGTACACGCAGGCCGGTTTCATCACCGAGCAGCTCATCGCCCGCGCCGTGGGAATCGACCAGGTTCTCGTGGCCTCCGCGGTGCAGGCGACGAACCTCGACGAGGAAATCGTCGCGGACACCGCGCCGACCACCCAGTGGATCACCGGCGCCTCCAATGCGGCGGACTCCAACGGCATCCTGCTCATCTTCTCGGCCCCTCGTCCCTCCCGGATGACCCCCTCCGCCGGTTACACCTTCGCGTGGAACGGCTACCTGGGCGCCTCCGCATGGGGCGGCCGGATCAAGAAGTACCGCATGGAGCACATCGCGTCGGACCGCATCGAGATCGAGGCGTCCTACGTCTGCCAGCTGACCGCTCCGGAACTGGGAACGTTCCTCTCCGGCTGCGTCGCCAACCCGGTTTCCTAGGGGATCTGAACCATGACCGAGACAGTCAAGAAGCTGCGGAAGCCGGGGACGGCCACAGTTCGACCGGCGAAGTCCCCGAAGGCGGAGAGGGTCGTCCAGACTTTCCGCGCCCTGTCCAAGCTGACGGTGGCGGACGGCGACGGGATCCACACGCACGAGCGCGTTTTCGGGGACTTCGTTCCCGAGGCCGAGCAGTGGAAGAACGTCGCCCTCTACCTGAAGCAGGGACTTCTGGAGAAGATCTCCGTCAACCAGTCGCAGATCGACGAGTGGCGCGAGGAGTACGAGGAGCGCATCGCCGCGGAGGACGCGGAGAAGGACGCGGCCCTCGCGGAGGAGCAGGAGCTCGCGGAGCTGAAGCAGCGCATGGCGGAGCTGGAAGCCAAGAAGACCGCGAAGTCCGAGGCGCCCGCTCCGAAGAAGGCCGCCGTCGAAGACCTCGAAGGCGAGCAGACCATCGTCGAGAAGATCGACCTCGGCGGCGTCAAGTCCAAGCACACGGGGATGCCGCGACCCGTCGCGCTCCCCACCGTGCGGAACACCACGAACCTTCCGAACGTCGGCGAGGCCCGTAAGGCTCCGACCAAGGTTCTGAGGAAGAAGGGCTGAGAGCATGACCGACACATCCGAAGTCCAGCCGGAGGAAGCACCGGCGGAAAACCCGGAGAGCCAGCCTGAGGCTGTTCCGGCAGACCCGGAGACCGAGGAGCCGGAGCCGGAGATCGAGGCTGCGGAAGAGGCCCCGGAGGACTCTGCGAAGCCGCAGATCCTCTTCGACGACGCGGGCCAGTACGTCCAGATGCCGGACGGCTCGAAGGTCTACACGCGTCCGGACAACTACCCGAGGTCGAACACGGAGTGGGAGAAGTTCGAGATCACCCACTCGGGCGACCAGGAGCGGTACTCCCTCAAGCCGGGCGACAAGGGCTACAACCCGCTGTCCGACCCGTCCATCCCGAACTCGCACCTCGCGACCCAGGTTGCGGTGCAGCTCTCCTCCTTCGGGGAGCGCGTGCAGTCGGACCCGAACGCGCGCCCGTCCGTGACGTGGGACGCCCTCCAGCCCGGCTGGAACGGCGCCCTCGAAGCGCACGCGGAGACCGGCGTCGGCGGCGGAAAGATCGTGGAGTAGACCATGGCCACCACCGCGAAGGTTTTCCTGTCCAGCAAGGGCGATCCCAGCGACGGCCAGGTCTTCCTGGCTTTCACCGCGGACTACGCGGACGGTGCAAACAAGGAGTGGGCGAAGTACACCCCGGCCTTGAGCATCAGCATGACGGTCCTGGAGGAAGTCGCGGCCGACTGGAAGTCGGGGGACCACTTCACGCTCACCTTCGAGAAGGAGGAGTAGCAGATGAAGTTCCCTCAGCAGCTGTTCGACTTCCAGAAGAACGCGGGCGGCGGTGTCATCCAGGTCCAGCGGTCCCTGATCGTGAACGCGCCGGACTCGCCGTACCTGCCGACCGCCGACGACTACGGCATCAGCGCGTGGACGTGCGACCCGGCCGATGTCACCACCGCGGCTCAGCTGACCGTCTCGCAGACGCTCTACGGTGCGCTGCTCGTTGTTCCGAACACCGGAAAGCCAGCGAACCGGCTCAGTCTCATCCCGCACACCGTGCAGGGTGCTGAGACGAACTTCAACGGTGTCGGCCTGTACTCGCTGAACTCCACTTACACCACCGCCACGCAGATTGCGGTGAGTGCGAACCAGACGTGGACCGGTGTCACTCCGGACGTCTCCGTGGACGCGGCGTTCACGACGGCCATTTCCGCCCTGACGCCGGGGTACTACATCGCCACGTTCCTGGGGTCCACCTCTGGAACCGCGATGACCCTGCACGGCGAGCTCGGCACCGTCGCTTCGGCCATGAACTTCGCCAAGAACGGAGCGGTTTCGGCCTACCGTTCGTTCACGCTGGCGGGTCAGACCACGATGCCCGCCTCCATCACGCTGTCCGGTACGACCCCATCCGCCTTCATCCCGTTCCTCGCACTGTCCTAAGGAGGTGGATGGCACATGACCGCGACGTACTCCGGAGATCCGAGCACGACGAACAAGGACGCCGTGAGGTTCCTGGTTCAGGACACCGACGTGACGACGGCCGGTGTCGTCCGCCTCCAGGACGAGGAAATAAACTGGGTGCTGACGCAGCAGTCGAACGTTTTCCTGGCCGCCGCGGAATGCTGCGACGTCATCGCGGCGTACTGGGCGAAGATTCAGAACACCCGCATCGGCCCGCTGAACATTCAGCGCGGTCAGGCGGTTCCGTTCTACATCTCGCTGGCGGAGGCGCTCAGGAACACCGCGGCGAGGTGGTCCGGGGCGTCCGTCGTCTTCTACCCGGTGAACGACATCGAGTATCAGAACACCAACTGCGGGAACGGCGGGCCGCAGCACATCTTCAAGATAGGCCAGGACGACTTCCCCGGGTCCACGCTGTTCTGGCCGCCCGCCGACCTCCCGCCGCTCTACAGCTACCCGTGAGGTCTGCATGGTCAACACGGAGCTCATCAGCGCCCAGAGCGTCTTCCTCCTGGACATGCACCACACAATCCAGGTGGTCACCTACGCGGGGCACGACGCGTACGGCAAGCGGCAACTGTCCACCAACCCGTCGCAGACGCGGCAGTACAACTGCCTTATCCAGCCGAACGAGAGAACCTCCTGGACGGTGGGGACCTCGACGGACGGACTTCCGTACATCGCCTACGTCCTGACGGTTCCGATCGGAGGAACCGACGCCTACCCGATCCGCGCGGAAGAGCAGATCACCGTCATCCATTCCGGGAACGACGAGCTCGACGGAACGGTCCGGCGCATGGGTCTGGTGAAAACCTTCCCGGACCAGTACGGGAACAACTTCGTCATGACGGTCACGTTCGAGTAGGGAGGCGCGATGACTTTCACGCTGGACGTCGGCAAGATGCGCGACGCCTTCGTGCGCCTGCGCGACGAGTCGAGGCACACCTGCGAGCGCACCACGTACGAGCACATGCGCGACGTGGTATACCCGCAGACGCAGGTCGAGGTTCCGAAGGACACCGGGGCACTGCGCGACACCGGAGTCCTGAAGCGCGGCGACAAGACGGACAGCTGGCAGATCAAGTACGGCGACTCCCCGGTGGAGGACGACCACGCGGTGGACTACGCGAAGGCCGTCCACGAGATCTACGAGCACCGGCACGAGCCGCCGACGAAGGTGAAGTTCGTCGAGGATCCGCTGAAGAACTCCAAGGACAAGTTCAAGGAGCTCGCGGCAAAGAAGCTGGACGAGCTGGCTCAGGGGTGATGTGAATGCCCATGGTCCAGGACATCGTGAAGTACATCGTGGCGAACCTCGGGGCAACCTGGATCGACCCAGCGGTGAACGCTGCCACCGGGAACATCTTCATGGAGATGCAGCCCACCGAGCCGGACCAGTGCGTGTGCGTCTACCAGCTCCCCGGAAGTCCTCCGATGAGGACGCTGGGGAACAACGACGCATGGGAGAACCCGCGGCTGCGCATCACGAACCGGACTTCCGAGGCGCAGGGCTTCGGACAGGCGGAGAGCGACGCCAAGGCCATCTGGAACCTGCTCAGGCCGGTGGTGAACCAGACGGTCAACGGGGTCTTCTACATGAAGCTGACGGCCATGGGGACACCGGCCCCGGAACTGCTGGACCCGAACAACCGGCCGGTGTACGTGCAGGAGTTCGCGGTCATGAAGTACTTCAGCGCATAGCGAGTGTGAGGAGGAGAAATGCCGAAGAGCATCAAGTACAGGGCGAAGAACGTCATCGACTATCCGAGCACTCGCACGGGGAAGTACGTCCACGTCGAGCACGGGGACGTCTTCGACGACATGAGCCCGCTGTCCGCCCGTCTGGAGCTGGAGCACGGGAACATCGAGCGTGTGGAAGAGGGTGAAGCAGAGTGACCGCGCTACTCGCCAGCCACGGCTCCAACACAGACGTGCTCGTGAACGGTCTGGTCGTCAGCCAGTACTTCAACCAGGCCGACCCGTCGCTGACCCGGGACAAGGCGGAGGCATCGGCTTTCAAGCAGATGTTCAAGTCCTATGTCGCGGGCCTCGCGGACGGCGTGGTGGCCATCGCCGGACTCTACGACGGGACCAACGCCACGGCTGAGGACCCGCTGCTGTACGGGTTCCTGGTGCAGACGACCGCCGTGGACAACTACTGGATCCACGCCCCCTTGGGGGCCCAGGGGTCCGGCGCCTTCGGGAACCCGGCCAAGTCCATCTCCGGTATCTCCACGAAGTACGAGATAAAGTCGGCGCTCAACTCCGCCAACTTGATCGCCGCAGAAGTGCAGCTCGACAACACCGGCGGCGGACTGGACAACGGCCTGATCCTGTCCCCCTGGGTGACGCAGGGCAGCGCCGGTACGGGCTCCTCGACGAACAACGCGGCCGGTGCCACCGCGAACGGCGGGGTGCTCATCGTCCACGCCTTCTCGGACGCGGCGAGTCTCGTGGTCAACCTCCAGGACTCCGCGGACAACGTCACCTTCGCGAACGTGTCCGGGTACACCGTGAGCCCGACGAACTCCGTGGCCGGTGCCTACCGCTATCCGGCCGCCGGGACCGTCCCGTCCGGAACCATCCGCCAGTACACCCGGGTCACGTGGACCGGCACAGGGACGTTCCTCGCCCTGTTCTCCAGGAAGTAAGAAGGAGTTGAGATGACCGCGCTGTCTGCAAGCCACGGCTCACGCGCTGATTTCTACATCGGCACCTCGGGTTCCCCCGGTACCGCCATCGCCATCAGCCAGTACCTCGACACGACGTCGCTCGGGATGACCCGGGACAAGGCGGAGGCCTCTGCTTTCAAGCAGCTTTTCAAGAGCTATGTGGCCGGTCTGTGCGACCTGGTCATTCCGCTCCAGGGTCCGGCCGACGTCAATATCACCACGCAGATGTACGCGCTGTTCATCATGGCCGGTGCGGGCAGCGCCATCGCGTGGGAGTACGGCCCCACCGGAATTGGCGCAGGTCTCGGCCCGCTCTACACTGGCGTCGGGTTCCTCACGAAGTACGAGGAGAAGTCGGCGCTGAACGCAGCGTTCGGATGGACCGGAGAGTTCCAGAACTCCGGCACCCCGGTCCGCACCATCCAGTAATAATTCCTACGAGACAAAGGGCGAATGAAATGCCGCAGCCGCTTTTTCCCCAGGACGTCATCGACAAGGACTTTCCGGAAGACGAGCCGGAGGAGGACGAGGACTACGACGATGACGGCGAGGACGACTACGACGAGGACGAGAACGGGGAACTGCCCCCTGGTATCTCCCCAGACGACCCGCACGCCCACGACGACGCCGGGATCATCACCCTCGAAGAGCTCAACGAGGTCGACGACACCGCGGAGGAGAAGCTCTACATCGAGGAGTGGGGCAAGAACGTCGTCGTGAAGGGCATCTCCATGGAGGAGCTCAAGTACATCCGCCGCAAGGCGAACACGAAGCAGGCCAGGGTGTCCGGCATGCGCCGCGACATCACCGAGCGCGAGCTCATCATCGCCGGTCTCGTCAGCCCTCCAGGGAACCTCCAGACCTACAACATCCTGGTGCAGAAGTCGGCGGGAGCCGTCGCGAAGATCGCCAACCGGATCCTCGACAAGTCCGGCATGAGCGACGACGCGGAGAAGAAGAGGGAGCGCCGATTTCCTCGCCGATGACGAGCTCTTCTTCACCTACCAGATCGCAGAGATGACACACCGGACGGTGCAGGAACTTCTTACCGGGAGGCCTGCACCGTTGTCTTCTAGCGAGCTGCGGATGTGGGGGACGTACTACAAGGTGAAGAAGTACTACCAGGAGACGCAGAAGGACAGCTAGGGAGGTGAGACCGTGGCCGATTTCGAGGTCTCCGGTGAAGCGTCGCTCGACCCCGAGCATCTGATCGAAGACGTCTCGGCCATCATCGACAAGTTCGACGAGCTGATGTCGAAGGTCGACGAGGTCAGCGCCAAGCTCGACGAGATATCCCACAAGGACATCAGCATCGCCGTGCTCATCGACGGCATGGACAAGCTCGATGAGCTGAAGCTGTTCCTGGACGAGATCGACTCCCATGACTACACCGCCAAAATAAAGGTGGACATCCTCGACAAGGACCAGCTGGACAAGCTCTACATCGACATCCTCGAACTTGAGCTCTACGACCACAACGTGGACGTCAAGGTGACGACCTCCGGAATAGCCGACACGGAGGCGAAGCTCAAAGCCCTCAACGCGACAACGGACGACACCTCGAAGAAGCTGGACAAGGTGGCGAAGTCCTCGGACGGCTTCAAGTTCTCCCTCATGGCGCTGGCCCCCTTGCTCATACCCATCGCCTCGGCCACCATCGCGGCAGCTGGCGGCGTCATGGGGATGGCCGCAGCCTTCGGCGCCATGGCCGTCCCCGCGCTCGCCTTCGGTCTTGCCGCGAAGTCCGTGTACACGAACATCACCACGCTCATCACCGGGCTGGACGCCAACACCACCGCGGCTCTGGCGAACGCGACTTCTTACAAGCAGATCTACTCGATTCTGAACAGCAACAGCACCGCGTTCCACAACATGGACAGCGCCATGCAGACCGTGACGGTCGGGTACGTCATGATGAAGAACGCGCTGACCACTTTCCAGAACGCGATTCAGCTTCCTGTGACGATGGTCCTGTATGACACGTTCCACCTTCTCAGCCAGGTTCTCGGGTACCTGACGCCTGCGGTGTACGCGTTCGGCATGGCGCTCAACCTTGTCATCCTGAACTTCTCGACGCGGCTCAAGGACCCGACGTTCCAGAAGTTCTTCAAGGACGCCACCGCGAACATGGGAACGCTCGTCACCGACTGGGGCGGCGGCTTCGTCAACATCATCGAGGGCCTCACCGCGCTGCTCGACGCGTTCCTCCCGGTCGGCGTGAAGATGTCCAACGGGTTCCTTCAGATGACGAAGGACTTCGACAACTGGGCGCAGAAGCTATCCACCTCCGAAGGATTCAAGAAGTTCCTCGGAATCGTGGAGACGGACGGCCCGGTCATCCTGAAGATCCTGGGCCAGGTCATCCTCTTCGTGGCCCAGCTGGTCGGAGTTCTCGGCACCGCGAGCGTCAGCCACACCCTGTTCAACGACCTTCTGCAACTTCTGTCGGTCGTCAACAAGTTCCTGGCAACCCACCCGGGAATGGCCCAGTTCGCCGCGGACCTGCTTCTCATCGGCGTGGCCGCGTGGAAGCTCGGCCCCGCGCTCGGACCGCTGATGTCCTTCATCGCCAGCCCGATCGGCATCGCCGTCGTCGCCATCCTGGCCCTCGGCCTCGCCTTCGTCTACGCGTACAACAAGTCGGCGGAGTTCCGCGACTGGGTGAACAAGAACCTGAAGCCGCTGTGGGACCAGCTCACCCACGACGTCAGCCAGTTCACCAATGCCATGACGAATCTGTGGCCGACGATCGAGGGGATCTGGAAGAGATTCCTTCCCCAGCTGACGCTCATCGCCCAAGGCGAGATGACGAACCTGGTAGGAATATTCGGAGGACTTTTCCAGATCATCGCAGGAATATTCCAGCTGTTCTCGGGAATCCTCAGCGGAAAATGGGGCCTCATCTGGAAGGGGCTTCTCAACATCCTCGAAGGGTTCGGAACACTTGTCGGCGGAATGATGATGGGCTTCCTGACGATGATGGAAGGAATCATCGAGTCCCTCGGAAAAATCATCTGGGGTCTGATCGGCCACTGGGTCACGCAGTGGGTCGCCAACTTCGTCACATTCGTCTCGCAGACGATACAAACACTGACTCAGTTGCCCGGCCAGACGGTGGCCGTCGCGACCAGGATGATGGCCCAGTTCAACCTGGCGCTGGTCAACGGAATCGTCGCAGCGGTCAACTGGTTCAACGGACTTCCGGGGAGAGTCGTCAGCGCGCTGGGGAACCTCGGAAGCATCCTGTGGAACGCGGGCAGCCAGCTCATCCAGGGGTTCATCAACGGCATCGTGAGCGAGTTCAACTCGGTGCAGTCCACGCTGAGCAGCCTGACGAACTGGCTGACTTCCTGGAAGGGTCCGCCGTCCAAGGACAAGACGCTCCTCTACAGCTCGGGCCAGATGATCATCGACGGCTTCGTCAACGGCCTGGAGTCCAGGTACGCCAAGGTGGCCAACAGCCTCGGAGGCCTGACCAAGACCGTTGGAAGCCAGTTCGGAAGCCAGTTCACCACTGACATCTCCGCGAAGGTAAACGCCTCCCTGAACGCCAAGATGGGTACTTCAGTGGGCTCTGGAGGGAACATGGCCGGAGGGTCCAGCGTCGTGTTCTCCTCGGGTTCGATCCAGATCAACAACCCGTCTCCGGAACCCGCCTCCCAGTCCTTGACCAAGATGCTCCAGAGCACCGCGGCCTTCGGCATCGTCCAGGCTCCGATGGGCGCCAACTTCCCGGGAGGATCCTGAGATGGCCACAGAGACGTGGACGTACGACGGGGTCGCCCTGTCCAACTACGTCGCCGGGAACAAGATCTGGGACATCCGCACCTGGTCCGGACTGGACGACTGGGCCGGTGTGAACACGGGCGGCGGCTCCTCCACCGGCAGCACGAGCAGCGGAACGAACGGCATGTTCCAGCTCGCCCAGTCGCACGGCGAGTTCTGGTTCCCGCAGTACTTCACCGCCATGACGAGACTTCTCACCATGCACGTGTCGTCCTACAACCAGTCCACCGGAGCAGCCCCCACCTCCATCGATCAGGCCCGGCAGAACTTCGACCAGAACCTGGACAGCCTGAACCTGCTCTTCCAGCGGCGCAGGAATCTGGCGTCGCTTCTGAGGA